AAGGTTGTCAACATCGACATCGAGGTTGCATCAGACGATGGGTTTCCCGATCCAGTTGCCGCAACCAAACCTGTAACAGCAATCACTGCCAGCATCGGTGGCGCATACTATACATTTGGTTGTGGTGAGTACAACAACACCAATGAGAATGTAACCTACATTCAATGTGAGAACGAACGACACCTGCTCCAAAACTTTATTGCTCATTGGCGTCATTGGGATGCGGACATCATCACTGGCTGGAATGTTCAGTTCTTTGATATTCCCTATTTGTATAATCGTATCACTCGTGTTCTGAGTGAGAAGGATGCCAAGAAACTTTCTCCAGTTGGTATGTCCAACGAGCGAGATGTACAGATCATGAATCGCACACAGCGTGAAGTTGAGTTGATTGGCATGTCAACGCTGGACTATCTCGAACTCTACAAGAAGTTCACTTATTCTCAGCAAGAATCATATCGACTTGATCACATTGCCAGTGTGGAGTTGGGTGAGCGCAAACTGGATTACTCTGAGGTGGAAACTCTCCATCAGTTGTACAAGTTGGACTATCAGAAGTTCATTGACTATAACATCAAGGATGTGGAGTTGGTCAATCGTCTTGAAGATAAAATGAAGCTGATTGACATGGCACTGGCTATTGCCTATGACGCTAAAGTGAATTATAATGATGTGTTCACTCAGGTAAGAATGTGGGATGTATTGATCCACAACTGGTTGTATGATCGCAAAAAGATTATTCCACCGAAGGTTGCAAAGTCTAAGAATGCGCAATATGCTGGAGCATATGTAAAAGACCCACAAGTTGGTATGCATGAGTGGGTGATGAGTTTTGACTTGAACAGTCTGTATCCTCATCTGATTATGCAGTACAATATCAGTCCTGATACCTTTGTCGAAGAACGATATGAAGATGTCACGATTGAGGAGTTGCTGGATGGCAAGATGTATCGTGAAGATGGATTGTGCATGGCAGCGAATGGCAGATTCTTTAGCACACACAAGCAAGGTTTCTTGCCAGAGATGATGGAAAAGATGTATAATGATCGAGTGATCGCAAAGAAGAAGATGCTTGAGTCTCAGGCATTGTTGGAAGAAGTAAACAGGAGATTAAAATGAATGCAGGTGACATTGTAACAGTACTGACTGTTGCTGGTGAGTTTATTGGTAAGCTGAAGCACAAAGATGGTGACGCAGTAACGCTCGAAGATCCTCGTATGTTGGTTCAAGGTCAAGATGGCGCAATGGGTTTTGGTTATGGCGTTTGTGTTACTGGTGAAAAGAATCCAAAGGTTGTTGAATTCATGGGTGTGGTGTTGATCACTCCGACGAATGAGGATATCATTAAGGCATGGAGACAGGCAACCAGCGGATTGATTACTTGATGAAACCAGTATCTGAAATGTCCAAGCAGGAGTTACTCGAAGCACGAGTGCAACTGCAGAAGGATATCTCTAAATACAAGAACCTTCAATTGGCGAAGAAGGTTCAGCTGAATTCAGCTTATGGTGCACTTGGGAATCAGTACTTTCGATTCTTCGATGTGCGACAAGCAGAAGCCATTACTTTGTCTGGGCAATTGTCAATCCGTTGGATTGAGAGGAAGATGAATGAATATCTCAACAATCTACTACAAACTGAAGAACAAGACTATGTCGTGGCGGGAGATACGGACTCGATTTACATCAAAGTTGGCGACTTGGTACGCAAGGTCTTTGGTTCGGGAGTCGACACTGTCAAGGTCGTCAATTTCTTGGACAAAGTTGCAAGTCAGAAGCTGGAACCTTTTATTGACCAAAGTTACGCAATTCTTGCTGAGAATATGAATGCCTATGCGCAGAAGATGCAGATGAAGCGAGAAGCGATTGCTGACAAAGGCATCTGGACTGCGAAGAAACGGTATGTGTTGAATGTGTATGACAACGAAGGTGTTCGCTATGCGGAACCAAAGTTGAAGGTGATGGGGCTGGAGATGGTTAAGTCTTCAACTCCAGCCATCTGTCGTACCGCACTCAAGAAAGCACTGACAATCATCATGAATGAAGATGAATATGCGGTGCAGCAGTATATCGAAAAGTTCCGTGAAGAGTTCAAGTCTCATCCGTTCGAAGATGTTGCCTTTCCACGCTCTATCTCTGATCTGAATAAATATACGATTGGAGGCAAAGAGTTGGAGATTCCGAAAGGAACGCCAATTCATGTCAGAGGTGGACTCCTTTATAATCATCTGCTCAAACAACATAATTTGGAGAAGCGATATGAGCAAATCAAAGATGGCGAAAAGATCAAGTTCTGTTATTTACAAACTCCAAATCCTGCTCGGCAAAATGTTCTTAGTGTTCTTTCTACCCTGCCGAAAGAATTTGGTCTGAACGAGTATATTGACTATGACACGCAATTTGAGAAGTCGTTTCTCGAACCACTGCGCATCATTCTCAATAGTGTTGGATGGAGTCCAGAAAAGCAAAGCACACTAGAGGAATTTTTCTCATGAGCGATTTCGATTTTGATTTTGGATTCACCGCAGTAACCGAAGAGGAACTTGAGGTTGTACAGAAGCAGGCAGCTGCTGTTGAATCAACCACACACAATCTTGAGGCACTTCAGGATAAAATTGATACGCTATACAATATGTTCCAGCCACTGCTGAACAACCTTAAAAAGAATCCTGAAAAGGACTATATCTATTGGCCAAATCGCATGGCTAAGATCGAACAATTTAGTGACAAGTTGGATGAAATTTATACAGCATGATAATTCTTGATAATTTTTTGCCTGATGGACCACTCAAAGGGCAACTGAGCGAAGACTTTAATTGGACCAAATCACATCCCTATCGTTGGTTGGATAGTGACAAGAAGCCAACTAGCATTTGGGAATCCCTTGCCTATGAAGTCTGGAATGGTATCTTTGCGCAAGCAGAAAAGGTAACTGCTGCTGGTTTTGAATACTGGACCAACTCTCTTACTGCCGATGGTCGTAATGATCTTGACTGGCACTTCGACAAAGATGAGCATAAGTTCTTTGGTGAAGAAAAGATTTTGTTGACACCATACAAGGGAATGGTGTATTATTGTCATAAGGAAATGCCAACAGGTGGTTTCTTAGAAATTGATAGAGGATCTGGTGAGATAGAACGAATTGAACCAGTTCCAAATCGTTTAATTATTTTTGATCCAAGTGTGCTGCATCGTGTCACTCCAATCACAAGTGGTGTACGAAGAACATTTGCGAGTAATTTGTGGCTTGAAAAACCCTCTGCGGAGAATTTTGTATGAGTTTTTTGAAAGATATGGTGAAGGGGATTGACAATGCAAATCTCCTCAGTGAAGGTGGCAACTCCTCAGAATTTAGCGGAACCATTGACACAGGATCGTATGCATTGAATGCATTGATTAGTGGTAGCATCTATGGTGGCGTACCAAACAATAAGATTACTGCGTTTGCTGGTGAGTCAGCAACTGGTAAAACATTTTTCGTTCTGAGTGTACTGAAGACTTTCCTTGATCAGAACCCAACTGCTGGTGTTGTCTACTTCGACACTGAAGCAGCAGTTACTAAAGGCATGATGGCAGACCGTGGTATTGATGTATCTCGTGTTGTGATTGCCGAACCAACTTCTATTGAAGAGTTTCGCACCAGCGCAACTCGTATCCTTACCAACTACATCGAGACAACCGACAAGGACAAGCCAAAGATGATGATGGTGCTTGACTCGCTCGGTATGTTGAGTTCTCAAAAGGAACTTGAAGATACTGAGTCAGGTAAGAACGCTCGTGACATGACGAAGGCACAGCTCCTTCGTGGCACATTCCGTGTTCTGTCTCTCAAGTTGGCAAAGGCGAATGTTCCGCTGCTGGTGACCAATCATGTCTATGATGTGGTTGGTGCTTATGTTCCAACCAAAGAGATTTCTGGTGGTTCAGGTTTGAAGTATGCCGCATCTTCTATTGTGATGTTGGGTAAAAAGAAAGACAAGGATGGAACAGAGTTGGTTGGTAATATTATCAAGGCAACGATGCATAAGTCTCGCTTCACAAAGGAAGGAAAGAAAGCAGAAGTGAAACTGTCTTTTGATAAAGGTCTTGATCGTTACTATGGTCTGCTTGAATTGGCAGAGAAGTATGACATCATCAAGAAGGTGTCAACTCGCTATGAGTTGCCTGATGGA